GGGTCGAAGTATAGAGTTTGCCCTCGGCCGCCTCGTCGATCAGGATCGACAGGATGACGTCCCGCTTACGGTCCCGCTCGGCGTCATGTTTGGCACCGACGTCCTTGCGAACGAGGCGTTCGTTCATCGGGTTGATCTCGACCCATTGGCCGTTGACCTTTTCGATCAGCTTGGCCGCAAGCGCAGGTCCGTTCCTGAGCTCAATCTCGAACTTGCGTTCCGTGGCCTCCTCGTCGGGCCGGTGGAGGATCAGGCCAGAGGTGTAGAATCCGCGCAGCGCGCTTGCGCCGGAGAGCGCGAGGAAGGGATCGTCTTTGACCTGCTGCTTGCTAAGCTTCTTGGTGTGGTGGATCAGGATCACCCCGCAGTCGGGGTCGATATGGTCGCGCAGCACTTCAATGCGTTCCTTGAGGAAAAACATCATCGCGGTGTTGTCGTTTTCGCCACCGCCATCGGGCCCGCCGTCGAACAGGTTCCGGATCGGGTCGACGCAGAGAATGTCTGGCGGCGCATCTGGGAACGCGTTTTGCACGGCGCGGGCGACTCGCACGCTGCCCTCGTTGTCGAGCAGCATCTTGAGCTTGGGCGTGGCGACAAATGTATCGCGCGCGGCCGCTAGGACCTCCGGCGGCAGGGCGATCTGTTTCAGCCGTTCGCGCAAATAGTGATACTGGATCTCAGCCTGCAGATAGAAAATCCGCAGCGGCCTCGGCGGGGTGAAGCCGAGGAATGGCACACCTGCCGCCATGTGGACGAGCCAGGAGATCAGCAGATCGCTTTTACCGACCTTCGGCGCGCCACCCAGCACCAGCAGACCGCCCGGTGTTAGGACACGCGGTGCGATGATGTCCTCCGGCATCGGACTGTCGTCATCGAGCAGCTCGCCGAGGGTGAAAGCGGGCATCTCAACCGGCACCGGTGCGCCGGAGTTCAATCGGATCAGGGGCGGCCCGTATTTCTTAACATGCCGGTTCCAGAGCCGCTCGGACTCGCGCTTGAGACGCTCGACCGGCCATTGCGGGCGCAGCATCGCGGCGTTGTAGCCGCAGATGCCTTCCCAGCCCTCATCCTTGGTCATCCGGCCTTCGTGAACCATGCGGACGAAATGCCCGATCGCGGCAGACGCGCCCTCGAAGCGGGACCAGTCGTCCTGCGCGCCCTCGCGCACCGGCGTGACCAGCACATCGTTCATGGCGGGCTTTTCGGAATGGGTAAATTCGGGTTGCAGCGATACCCCCGGCGCGGGCGGCATGTCGGCGACCGCTTCGATGAACTCGACCAGATCACGCTCGTGGTCGGCGTTCAGTTCGACAATCCGAACCTGCGTTTTCAGGCTGTTCTTGTAATAGACAGAGCCCGCCACACGGATAGGCTGGTGCGCCGAGCGGAAATGCATGTCGCCGCCGACCTTGGTGGCAATGTCGCCGCGCAGACGGCAGACCCGGGCGATGTCTTCACCTTCCGCAGGCTCGGTCAGCATCCACCAGACGTGGGCTTTCCGCTGGCCCTCGGGCGTCACGCCGCCGCTTTCCACCACCATGGTCGGCACGCCAAGATGGCGCTCAAGATGGGCCCGCTTGGCGGCAATATCGCCGGTGTCGAGGTCGACGACCACGGTTTGCATCTGGAGGATCTCGGCGGCCTTGGCCTGCCCGGACGCGGCCACGGTGCCGGGGATCACATAGACCGCCGCACCCTCACGCGACGCCCATGTGGCAAAGGTCGCCATCTTCTCGGGGGCGGCCTGATCCGCCTCGAGCCAGATGTTATGCGGGCGGCCATCGATGCCCTGGCCTTTGTCGATGAAACTTCGGACCGGGATCAGCCCGTCGCAATAGCCGAAGACGACCTGCATGAATTGGGCGATCTGCGCAGGATCGGGCTCATCGCCAAACACGTCGATTTGCGGGGCCGCGTCGTTGAAGTCGCGCCACGGATTGAAATGGACGATGTTTTCCGCGCGCATGTCGGGCGTTGTGTCATCGCGCATGGGTTTGTCCTCTTCGGGATCGCTCGGATCATCGGTCATTTGGCGAGGCCCCAGCACCGCTCTGCATGGGCGCAGAACCGGCATTCGAAGAAATCGCGGTTGGCGGCGATGCGAGGCAGCAACTCGCCCGCATCGGTGGCCTGCAGGATCCGCACGGCGCGGTCGGACATGCGCTGCGCCAAATCGGCATCGAAAGGCACCAACTCATGGTGCAACTCGGCCGTGTCCTTGTTGATCGCCGTGAACAGCGCCGGCGCGGCCGAAACCCCCGGCACCGCAGGCTCCATATAGGCCTGGTAGATCGCGATCTGGGCGGCATAGACGGGCTTGGAGACAGTGACTCCGTCCTTGACACAGGCCCGCCAGTTTTTTGCGTTCATGGTCTTGCACTCCCAGAGCGCGGGAACACGCATGCCAAGCGCTGCCGGGGCATCGGCGATGATCCCGTCGACATGGCCCCGGATACGACCGCCCGCGACGGAGAAGCCGAACTGGCCGCCATCGCGCTTTTGGGTGACCAGATCGATCCCGGCGGCGCGTAGCCAGCGGATCGCCAGACCCTCGAGCTCGTGGCCGATGGCGAATATCCGCAACGTCTGGCCGCTGAAATCGGCACCCTCATCCTTGGGCGCACCGGCAAACTCGAACTGAAGCGCGCGCTCGCAGACATGGCCAAGCCGAGAGGCCCCGAGATAGGTCCGGGGTGGCGTGGCCTCGCGCTCAGCAATGAGAGCGGCATCAACCAGCGCGTTGATCCGATCTGCCATGGACGGGCGTGGGTTGAAATCCAATGTCAATACGGGATCTCCGGCGTGTTTGCTTTGGCGATATCGGACATGGCCTCGCGGAAACCTTCGACGGCCTCCTCGATCAGAGCCCGCACCTGTGCCTCAGTCAGATCGGCGAAGGCGGTCTGCCAGCCGATCTCATCCATCAGCAGGGCGACGCGTTTCATGGTGGCGGTGATGGCAGCGCGTTCCTCTTCGGTCAGATCAACCATGGCAAAACGCTCCCGCGCCAAACGCGTCCAGAAGCCTTGGCAGGGCATCGAGCAAAACCAGACCGATGGCCGGGGCCGCTTCGAACGAACCGGATCGCGCCAGCCAAAACCACGCGTGGGTTGCTTGCAGACAGCACAGAGTGTTCCACGCGGATGCCAGAGACGCCGCCGCTCCTCGGCTGTGATGTGGGGTGAAGATATCATGGGTCATGCCGCCCTCCGTTCGGATCCGGCCACCGCGTGCACGGCGGCCTGGATGGCGCGTTTGTTGAAGCCGAAGGTCATCTGCGCCGAGGCGCGGTAGCGCGTGAGGCCGAAGTCGTGTCGGCACTCGGATGGCAGGTATTTCAGCTGCTTTTCGGTCGGTGGCTGACGCAACCAGGCCTTTGTCTTGAAGGCGCTTTCATCGCTCTCGTGGGCGTTCAGCCAGTCGTCGGCCTGCGCGAGACAGACAGTGCTTTCGCCGACGCCCAGCAAGCGTGGTCGCACGCCCTTGGCCCCGCCGATGGCGTACCAGACCCCGTCCATCCAGAAGATGCCGCCCCAGGCTGTGAAGCCGGTGGCCATCAGCGCGTCATCTGCGCCGAAGAGATCCACCCAAGCGAAGCTGGAGCGCTTCAGCAAGTCGATCTCGGTCATGACAAAGCCTGAGAGCGGCACAGTGTCCGCGCCAGTTTCGCGTTCATCCTGCAGCAATACCTCGCCACACAGCGGGCATTCGGTGACGGCAAGCGGAATCTCCGCCGCGCAGGCCGGACAGGATTTGGTCGGGGCTTCACCGGTGCCGATCTTGCCGTCCAGATCGACATCCTGTTCCAGCGTGCCGTGAATCAGGCTCGATGTCCCGAAATCCAGCACGACACAGTCGGTCTTGACGATGCCGGGGTGTTCCTCGGGATCGACCGTGCGCAGCCCGCGCCCGACCATCTGGATCATGGTGGACTTGTAGGAGCTGGGGCGAAGGAGCACAACGCAGGAGGTGGGCGGATGGTCCCAGCCTTCCGTGAGCACCGCGACGTTGACGATCACGCGGATGTCACCCGCTGCGTAGTCGGCGAGGATGGACTTGCGGGACTCGGCCGGCAGGTCGCCATGGATCAGCGCGGCCGTGATCCCCGTGGCGCGGAAAGCCTCTGTGACATGCTCGGCATGGGCGACGGTGCAGCAGAAGACGACGGTTTGCCGATCCCCCGCCTTCTCACGCCAATGGCGGATCACCTCGTCGGTAACAGGCGCGCGGTCCATAATGTCCGCCACCTCGGTCATGTCGAAATCGGCACTGGTCTTGCGGACCGACTTCAATTCCTCCTGCACGCCCACATCGATGACGAAGGTGCGCGGCGGCACGAGATGCCCCGAAGCGATCAATTCGCCCAGACGCACCTGGTCGGCGACATTGTCGAAGACCTTGCGTAACCCCTTGCGGTCGCCCCGGGTCGGCGTTGCCGTCACCCCGAAGATGCGGGCGTCGGGATTGGCGTCGCGCACCCGGTCAATAATGCGGCGGTAGCTGTCGGCGACGGCATGATGCGCCTCGTCGATCACCAATAGGTCCAAGCGCGGCATGTTGGCGAGGTTCGAGGCCCGTGCGAGGGTCGGCACCATGGCGAAGGTGACGTCGCCGCCCCAGGATTTTTCGGTGGCGTCGATCACGGATGTCGACACCTCTGGCACCACGCGGTGGAACTTGGCGCGGTTCTGCGCAGTCAACTCGTCGCGATGGGCCAGCACGCAAGCCTTGGCGCCGTCGCCGATCATCTCGCCGGTGACCGCCGAGAGCATGATGGTTTTGCCCGCGCCGGTGGGAGCCACGCCGAGCGTGTTGCCGCGGGAGTCGAGCGCAGCAACACTGCGCTCGACGAAGGTCTTCTGGCGGGGGCGCAGACGCATGTCCGATCCCCCTTACTGCGCCCAGCTCGGCCGCCCGGGGGCACCGGGGTTGGCTGCTGGCGGATTGGACGAGGACGTTGGGGCGGTAGTATTCTGCTGCGGGGCATTACCGCTGAACTGGAGCGGCGCCGTGCCCATGATCTGCGCATAGTCGCGATGATCAGGCGTGATGGCGCCGCGGATCTCGTTCTTGTCGTCGCCACTGGCATCAGTGCCGATGTCGATGCGAGCCACGAACTCGATGCCGTCGAGATCGGCGAAACCGCTGATGCGCCGCGCGGCCTGCGCCTCGGGCGACATGTCCTTGTCGAAAATCCCGCGCGCCGAGTTCAGCATGCCGCGCACCAGGCTGCGGCCCATGTTGGCCCAGTCAGGGCCTTTGGGGCTGTGAAGCCCGATCAAGGTGAAGATCTTGCGGCGGGCATATTGCCCCTCGGTCACAGTGAACTCGCCGTTGAGGTAAACGGCACCCGTGGAGCCGCGGGTGGCATAGCCCCCGGTCCAGCCCTGCGAGGGATCGTCGAAGCCGCCGGGGCGGATGGTCAGCCGCACCTTGGCCAGCGTACCCTTGGGGATGAGGTTCGTGTTGGACTGCGCGTCGTTGAAGTCGTTCCAGGAACCCATGGGGAACCTCCTTCTATTTTCAGGATTGCGGTTGGGATTGGTCGTCATCGGCCGGATCGGCGGGCGGCGGGGCGTAGGTCAGCCTGTCAGGGGCCGGGGCTGCCGGCGCTCGGATTTTTGCCATGAGGCGGCCAAGGTGGGGTTCTTCGACCTGGGCCAGGCGGCCGGAGCGGTCCTTAGCCGGGAAACCCCAGGGGTTGATCGTCTGGCAGACGAAGGCGCGATAGGGATCGCCGCCCTCAGACGGCAGCTCCGCCATGGTGATCACCTCATCGACGATCCCCGGCAACTCGAGCCCGGTCTTGGAGCCATCGATCTGCGGCTGGAACAGCTTGCGATTGAAGTCATCAAGCTTCTCGTCGAGGATCCCGACGAACCAGACATTCTTGGCCCGCGTGTGCTGCAGATGGGTGAGCCAGCCGATCATCTCGCGGCCGTGCAGCCCGTAGGCCCCGCGCACATCCGGCTTGCCGGTCTTTTCCGACAGCGCTTCGGGCTGGCCCTTGCACCAGCCGAAGCACAGGCGCCCGGCAACCGTGATCGAGTCCACGAAGATCGTGTCGTAGCGGTCCAGCGCGGCCGGATCGCCGAAGCGGTCGCAGACGGCGGTATAGTGTGCCGGACTGTAAGGCTGCTCATCCCGCAGCGCCGGGTTGGGCCCGCCGATGAACACCACGAAATCCCGGCATTCCGTCCACGTGCGCGGCCGGATGCTGTCACCCGCCCAGCCTTCGATGGCGAGATCCCCCGCTTCAAGATCCATGAACAGCGTGCGGTCGGGATCGAGGGTCCAGAGCAGCGAGGTTTTCCCAATTCCGCTCTTGCCGAAGATGCAGCCCTTGATACCGCGCTGCTCGGCCAGACGTTCGTCGGCGCTGATGATCGGGAGGCTCACTGGTCAGCCCCCTGCGCCTTCAGCGTGACCTTCAGGGCGCCCACGCGGACCGTTCGTGCGGGCTCGAAGCTGGCGCGAATGCCATCCGGCCAAGCGCTGTATTTCCGCTCCGGGACCTTGATCGCGATGTCGACATACTGCGCGGGGTCATCACCCGAGGCGCGGATGCGTTCGACCACGTCACCAAGCTGTGCCTGGTCCCAATCCACCCGCTTCGGCAGATCGGCCACCACGGTGAAATCACCATCGTCGAAGCGGACCGTGCCGGTGTCCTTTCCTACAGCCTGGCGCTCCTCAGCGGCCCGGGTGGCGTAGCGCACGGCCAGTCCGGCATCGATGCGGGTCTTGGCCGCCTTGTCGCGCTTCAAGCGCTCTTCGATTTCGCGCTGCAGGATCGCCAGCAACTCGACCGGCAGGGCCGCGATCTCGGCCGCGCTGAGGGACGGCAGGTCGTCGGGCGTGGGGGTGTTCTCGGGGAACGGCATGAATGGGTCTCCGTGATCGGTGAAAAGGGATTGGAAAGCGGGCATCACGCGGCTTCCGGCTCGGCGAGCAGCAGCTCGGAGAGCGAGGCAGCGGCGGCTTTGGGCTTGGGCCGGGCAACGGCGATGTAGGCGAATTGGTCGGGCCCAACGCGCTCCTGCACGAGATGCACGAGACCCTGCTCGGCGGCCCAGAAGGCCCGCGACCCAAGCCTGCTCAACTCGGCCCGCGCCGCATCCGACAGCCCTGAAAACACGGGGAAGATGTCGAGCACCAGAAAGCCGCGGTAGTATTCCAGACGGTCGCCGGGAACGGCCTGCGCCACCCAGGCGGCAAACTCGATTTCCGACAGCGGTCGGCTAGCGCGGACCGTGATAAAGGGTGTGGTTTCCATAAACATGATTTCCTCTTCTGGCCTCTACTCAGGCCGCTGCCGCATCGTCCCAGCAGGGCGTGAAGCTGCTTCGCTGTCCGTGGTTGAGGCGTTGTGCTGCTTGCCAGGCTGACCTGTGTCGGCGTCGGCGTAGACCGCCACGAGAGGCGTCCCATCCTGATGGGAACCGGCATTCTCGATGCGGTATGCTCGCTGGTCCTTCAGGATTTCCGGCAGCTCCCAGCGGCGATAGAGGCCGGGAACGCGCTTGAGGTCTGCGGACATGAGGTCGGCTTTTCGGATCATGCGGATCGACTTTCGGTTTGTGTGGCGCGCGCGGTGGCGTCTGAATGGGAAAAGCCACCGCGCTGCAGGGATCGGGACATCGGCTCAGCGAAATTCTTGCAGCGCGTCGCGCAGCCGCCGGGTCGCCCGCTGATAGCGTTTGCGTGTCGCCGCCTCGGACAGCCCTAACTCGGTCGCGACCTCGGATTGAGAAAACCCGTCGACGGCCACACGGATCACCAGATCGGAATCCTTGCCGACGATGCGGACGAGATCGCGGTGGAGCAGTGCGGGGCTAGCGTTGGCTGGCGCTTCGCCGTCAGACGGGATTTCGTCGGGATCAGCGTCGGTAAGCTGGTTCTGGTGCCTGTCCTCGCGTTGACGCGTTCTGATCAGGTCGCGCTCGATGTTTCGAAGGATGGTTGCCGCGATCCAGTTGACGCGCTGCAGATCCAGACAGCGAATGGCCTCGGAGGCCCGTGCCAGGATTTCGGATGCGACCTCGTCGCCAGCGCCAACCCTGCGCCAGATCGATCTGCGCCGAACGGCATCCAGCCCCGGCCAGAGCGCCAGCAGCATCAGCGTTAGGACACAATCGGAAACCGCGCCGCCGGACTGTGCAGCCCGGACCAGAGCAACCAATATTCGGTTCTTCTCATCTGGCCCGCGGCTGCCGACTTGCAGCGTGTCCAGCAATGCGGCCGGATCGGCGAAATGCGCGAGCGGCTTGCTGGTGCGCCGAAGCGCCTCGAAGTTCCTTTGAAAATTCAGAGTTGAAGATGACAACCTGAGGTGATCACGGATCTCGTGCCACGCGATGGACATTGAACGCCTGCCTTGCGGCCAGGCGTCCAGCGCCTTCTCGTGGCCAGGTCAGGACGTCGTGCGTCTCTGCGATTTCAGGGGAATGGTGGGACGTGCGCCTTAGCGCGCGGGTGATGTCGCCTGGTTCAGCGTTCCGCAGCCGCGGCAGGTGGCCACGACCGGAAAGCCCACGAAATACTCGTGCCCTCGCGCAAAACGCAGATGCATGCGGCCGTCCCGGCAGACGCCGAGCAGCTTGTCACAGCGCGTGCAGCGCCATTCAGAATTCAAAGGAGTGGGTTTTGATTTTTGGCCACCGGTCCAGCTGATCTTAGCTGGCTGGCGGGAAGAGATGGGAGTCGGCATGGAAGTGCTCCTCTGACTGAGTGAGCACTCCTAATGGACGCGAGAATCGGAGTTCGTCAGACCTCGGAACGGAGCCGGATCGGAGTTGACCTCAGATCGCGATCTCCCACCACTTACGTTTCGGAGATCGGACGAAGTCTGCCTTGAGCTTTTTCCAAAGCACGGATCCAAAGATGTTGGAGAGTGACTGATCCTCAATTCCTGCAATAAGGTCCGCCGTCACGATCGGTGCGGGGCCATTGTTGTGGGCGTCCACAAGCCGCTGCACGACGCGCAACCTCTGTTCTCCCGATATGTCGATGGATCCCTTTCCTGGCACAAACAGCTTTCCGGAATTTTCGCCGGTGCGTTCAAGCTGTACGGTGAGACCGCCTCGCGCCAGGGACTGGTCGCGTCGGAAGATCGCCTTGAGCTTGTCCGCAACCAGGGTGATTTCCGGTTCTTCGGTTTCGATGTGATCAGCGAGAGGCGTCAAGACATTCGCAGCAAGACACGCGCCCGCCGTGTTTCCAGCCTGAAGCACCAGTCCAATCCCAAGGTCGCTACGCGCCCTCAGCTCACTGTCGACCGAAGCCTTGGCTTTTTCCTGGTCCAGACTGCGAGCCAGATAGATCGGGACATCCCGATCATTGATCTCGAGCGTGCCAAGATACAGCAGGTGTTTGTTCAATTCCTCGATCGCAGGTGTATCCAGTGCATCTGACAAACGGGCGCGAAGATGCTCCTCGACCCAGCCATCGCGCACACGATAAATCCTATGGCGATCCGGACTGCCACCACTGGGAGCGACTTGGCCCTCCGCGACTTTGAGATCGACCTTGTCAGGATGTGCAACGACTTCGGCCGCTACCGGGCCAATTCCATCTTCGTCATCGATCAGGTCGTCACCTTCCCAGCCCGCTGGCACAAGGAAACCCAACTCTGTCAGGAGAGCCGGATCGATTCCGCGATCGAGAAGCCATGCACCTGCAATCCTGTTTGTACCGATGTCCCAAATGGAGAGCAGCGCAGGCACAATGGTCATGCCTTCAGCAGCACCCGGGGCACGCCCCTCTTGCAAGATGTTCCAATGCCGAAGCAATTTATGACCGAGCACGCGCTCGAAATGGTCGTCCACGCTGAGAAGGCTGCTCGTATTGCGGTCGGTCAAGGTGAAGTTGAGCGTTTTCTCAGCGGCAGAGTCTACGCGACGATACCTGACTGCAATCTCGACGAAACGGATCGCGACGGCGCGAGAAAAAATGCGGTCCAGACCGGGCTGAGAACCGATAACGGCGGATATGTCCTGATTGATGGTCGTCGAAAGTGACAGGCGGTTTGCCAGATTTCCGACGCTGATCTCAGCTCGGATCACCTGTGCACGCAGGATTGTCGCGTCGTCCAATTCGGGCGGTTCAAGATCAAAACCCGACAGGAATTGCGAAATGTCGTAGGCCTGAAAATCAATCGGCTGGTTCGAGTACGTCTGATCTAACGCGGTCTCTATGAAACGCTCTGCGATGGTGTGGCGCAGGGTTCTGGTGCCAGCCCGAACATGAACCCGGCCTGTCGACGGCGTATAGACGATCATCGCCTCTCCCGGCGGCCGAAAGTAAATGCGCGACCGGTTACCGGAGTCGTCAATCTCTCGAACGCTGGTCGGTGGATCAGGGTGAAACAGCAGGTACATCTCTGCCGCGGGCTCGTCCCCATCCTCAGGAATATCGAAACGGTCAATGCTATAACCGTCACCTCGATCCAGCTCGGTGTTCAGCTGGGAAAGCAACGCATAGAGCATTTCACTGCCCGCGTCAGGACCGCCATCTATGGATGGGTCGGCCATAAACGTCTGATAATGCTTGTCATAACGACGGTACATGCGGAGGTGCAGGCTGTTTTCGGCCGCCTCAAAAACGCTGTGTTCGCGTGCGTAGGCCCAAAGGCTGCGCGCAAGCTGATCCCGCTGGTTCATAAGTTCCCGGCAGCGCTCCGGTTCGAGCTTTGTCCTTGCCAAGCCCTCGAGAACGAATTGACCACGGTCGGATATCAAGGTGACAATGCGCGATGCCTCCGCCTCGAGCGGGCCAAGGCGGTCCTTGTTTTCTTGATGCAACATTTCAGCCGCTGATGCCGGGCCTTCATGATCGTCAGATTTGAACTTATAATTCGTCAGCCAGTCCAGTCTTCCGAAGGACCTGCTCTGCAAAAACGCCGATAGCAACGAAGGCTCCGCCTCGTTGAGCAGACGAAAAAGGTTTGGGCAGGTCTTGGCTGGGGTGCGAACCATTTAAATCTCCAAAAGAATTATTTGATCTCAAATCTATGAGCGCGGCGCCCTATTTTGAATTCGAAATTGGGTGTCCTGTTGGGCAATAGGAAACAGGACCGCTGGATCCGATCGCATTTGCCATTCGCGCCAAGATACCACCTCAATGAACCCTTGCTATGCGCCCGACTCAACTCCTGATAGTCGCTGACGATTCTTTGGTTTGCAAGAGTTGATGTTCTCTACTTGTTCACCTGCGGAAGTACGATAGCAGCGCTGCATGTCCCACAAGGGGCTACCAGGTGGCTTTGAGTTGGTAACGACACCAGCAAGCACGGCTACCCAAGACATGAAACGACCCAACCCTCTGCCACCCGACCAGATGATGCCCGCAGAACGCCGCGCCGAGCTATGCAGCTTGCTGGCCGCTGGATTGGTTCGATTTCAGATGCGTGATCGGGCGGAAGTATCTGACGATACTGGAGAAAGTGGACTACACTATCCGGCCG